TTACATATTGATTTAGCTCTATTGATGGTTTTAAATAATTCTCTATCTGCCTTGTAGATTTATTTTCATATTTCTCAAACTGCTTAAACAATCTCACAACATCTTCCATCATGACCTACCCCACTTGATATCTTGAACTGTTTGGCTTGCAAATTCAAAGCCTAAGTCATCTGGAAAGTGTAGCTGTTGTGAACCTGTATTTGTTTTTCTACCCTCTACTTTACTAAAATCAGCCCAATGAGAAGCAATAGACACATTAACCCTAGAATTATTAAGAGTTTCATTAATACTAAATGACTCAATCCTGCCCTTAAATAACAAAAATGGGTCAGCTATTAGAGCTTCATTGCCATCTATAAAACCCTTATATATTTCAGCTTCTTTTTCCAAATAAGGATTACTTAGAAATAATGAGGTTATAGTTTGGTCAGCACCTGTAAAAGTAACTGTTATATTGCTGACTTGTATTTCTGAAGATTCAGTTACTGCCGACAACTTAGTAAACAAAGAAGATGCTGTATATGTATTACTATCATAAGTAACGTTTTTATAATGGTCAGTAACCCTTAAACCCACACCTACATTAATATAAATAAGATTAATAGGCTGTAGGCTATCGGTTGCTAATTCGTTTTTGACTGCTGTGGTTAGGTCTCTAGCCATTTACAAACTTTCTATTAAATCAACCTCATAATTATAAAGGTCATTTGTTATAATAGAATATTCTTGGACATCATTTGCCAATCTTACAAAAAAAGTCACATTATCATAGGTTAATTGTATATCATCAGCTACATCTTCCCTCAAAGGTGGTTCAAAGGTTAATGTTCCAGAGCCTGTGCCATCTGAATCTAAATCTTCTACTGCCATATATACTTTTTCATGACTAGCAAATTTAAAATAATCCCCTGCCTTTAATATATCATTCGTGCTTACTGTCATGCCATCTATAGTGCAAGTTGTAGCTCCTGCACTTATAGCACCATCAACACTTATCGTTCCTGTAGCGACACCCTGTGCATTAGAAACAACTGGTGGTATTATAGTAAAAGTATTTAATCTTGCCCTTTGCTTCATTAAAAAGGCTTTAATGGGTGCAAAATCTGTTCTTCTCATAGGAGGGTAGGATAATTTTAAAGTAAATTTTTGACTATCAATCTGTCTTGTTTGTACCCTACCAGAAGTTGTAGTTGTCACTATAGTTTTTTGTTCTGAACCTATATCAGCACTTCTTGCTTGTGGTGTTGTTGGAAATTGACCAGGCATTATACAAGCACCTCTTTTCCTTTTTCATTTAAGGCTTGATTAATAACATTAACGATAGTTGCCCTGCTATTTACCAATAATTCACTAAACCCAGTAGCATCTACTGTAGTTATATTAAAATTAACATTAACTTGTTTACCCATATTACCTAACTGACCATTAGGAACAACGTTGGAAGCTCTATCTGGTACAACTAATTCTGGTCCTGCTTCACCTACTAGGTAAGGTTGGTCTTGATTCATTCTACCACCAAGTTTTCTTCCACTTAATCCTAAAGAAGCAAAGGCATTTGATAAAATCACTGTTGAGCTAATTCCTGCCATCGCAGGTATTGCATTTGTACCTGCTGTCGCTAAAGAAACCAATGCCGCAGGAGTAGCATAAGCACCAGCTATTGTATTAGCTACCATTACTGATGTTGCAGTTGATGCTGTTTGTAATGCTTTTCCAATAGTTGCGTTTATTAACATTTTTACACCAATTTGCACTAAAGCTGAAACCAGTTGTCCAACGACTTGTCTCGCCGCATTTCCAAAAGCATCTTTAAAACTTTTACCAAACACAAGAGCTTGAGAAACCGCATCGCCTATTGCTCGTGTAACACCCATCATAGAGTCAAAAAAAGCATTACCAACTTCTTTACCCGCATTAAAACTTTCAAAAAATTCTGTATATTTTACCTTAAGATTTTCAATAGCACTATTTTCTCTATCTAAAGATTCAAGTTTCTTTTCTCTGTATTCTTGCATTTGTTGAGTAACAGCCAATTCAGTGTTAGCCATATCAAGAATTCCTGCCCTAGCTGATAATTCAGCGTCAAGAAGCTCTGAGCCACCCATTCCTTGTTGTAATATGTCTTGCCCTTTTATACCAATTTCTGGTCCTGTTATCTGTGGAGGTTTAATTTCTTGTAGTTGTTTAGTTTTATATATAAGTGCTTCAGTATCTTGGAATAATCCTTTAACTAAATCTTGATATTTAGTTCCACTTTCAAAAGCAATATCTGTACTTTTTTTTAATTTTTCAAAAGTATTTTTTTCATTTATATCACCAAACTTGTCGTCAACATCAGCTAAAGGTGTTTTTAATCTTTCAACAGATTTACGCATTTCTTTAACTTGGTCATCAACAGCTTTTATTTTTTCTTTACTTCTGCCCCATTTAATTTTGTTTAATGATTCTTGTACATCGGCTATCCCATCAATAATACTAGCCAAACCAGAACGAATATTATCTATAAAACCACCAATTATAAATATTAGTGCCTTACCCTTTCCACCAAGCATTAGAAAGCCAATTACACCTAATGTATTAAAAGGTGCAGGTATTCCCTGAGCAAACTCAATCAAATTAATAATTGATTTTTTCATAAATTTAAAAAATGGGTCAAAAAAGTCTAAGGTTTTAGCACCAAACATTAAAACAGATTTAAAAGCTTCAACTAAGGATTTACCCATCTCCTCACCAAACTTTTCAATACTACCAAAGTTTTTAGCCAATTCTTTTTCAAGTAGCATTGCACCTGCTTTAATAAAATCAAAAGGTGCTGAATCCATAACAGCTATTTTAAATTGTAAAAATTTATCCCCTATCATAGACATAACACCAGAAAAGGTTGTAGCCATTACTGCACTAGCACCTTTTACATTGGTTGTTCCGTCTCTAAAAGCTCTTAATATGTGTTCTCTTGATTGTTCAGCACTATATTGTACACCTTGTTGGAATCCCAACATATCTCGAACACCTAAATCCCTAAATCGGTCAGCCGCAGCTATGCCTCCAGAAAAAACCCTTTGTAATTGTTCTGCTGTGCTTTGAAAATCTAAACCTGCAACTGTAGCTATATCTCCAGTTATAGCTAATAATTCATTTAATTCTTTAGCATTTTTTGAAACAACCGCTAGGTTTCCTGCACCTCTTTGAATCTCTTCTAAGGCAAAAGGAACATCACCTGCGAATTTAACAAGCCCTTTAAAGGCTTTCTCACCCTCTTGAGCATCTTTAAATAAAAATCTAAATCTAACTCTTAGGTTTTCTATTTCTTTTGCTGTATCTAAGAAACTTTTAGCAACTAATCCCGCACCTAAACCTAAAAAGGCATTTCTAAGGTTAAAAACAGCACCCTTTAATTTATCGACCCCTTTAGTGGCTGACTGCATAGCTTGCCTAGTTTTGTCTTTTGCTAGTATGTCTATATTTACTTGTTTGGTTGCCACTATCTTCTAGCCCTTGCTAATCGTTCTTGTCTTTCTCTTTCTGCATTTTGTAAAGCATAATATGCCATCCACATATTAAACTCACTTACAGTCATTTGCAAGATTTCAGAAACGGTCTTATGAAGTTTTTCTGCTAACCCAAAAATATTATGTAACTCTGGATTATTTTTTAGTTTTTTTTATTCTCTTGAATATCATCTGTTCCAGTGCCCATAATCTTTGTGGCTACGTCAGCAATTACATTAGTGTCAGCTTTGGTCTTAAATGCCAAAACATGAGTAGCATTAAACATTTTATCACCATCTTTGGTTAATGCTTTTTCTATAATTACATCAATTAGAACTATGAGGTCGCTACCAGAAGCACCCTTAAAAATTTTCTGTTTTTCAAGCATGTTAAAGGGTTTGCAGTATATAGCTTTATCACCTACCAAACCCCACTCTGGAACTTCGATTATTTGAGTTTCTAATGTACTAAAATGTTCTCTAATACCATCAAAGTAATCTATTTTTTCTGACATATCTTACACAGTGCCAATAGTTAATGCACCAGTACCTTGAAATGATACAGTTCTAGTAATCGCACCATCTAATGGCGTGTTTATTGACATACCAGTAACAATACCTGTGCCACTAAAACTTTCGTCACCGCTAGTATTACCCTCTGGCAAGAATACAAAAGCTAAACTTGCACCTGACACCAATAAACCTTGTTCTGTGCTTTCTTCATCGTAATTCATATCAATACTGCCTGTAAAAGTACCTCTACCAACAAGATATGTTTTACTTGTATCTGAAAGCTCGGTGTCTTCTACTGTATCATGAGTTGTATCTAAGGTGAAGCCTGTAACATTGTCAACCCGTGTACCGCCAACTGTAACAACTGCCTCTTTTCCGTGATGTGTAGCCATGTCTTACTCCTTATCTGTGATTTCTGATTTATCGCTTTTTTCGGCTTTATTTGCAACTTTTTTTTCAGCTTCTTTATATCCAAGCCTTTTAAAATGTTCCAAATTCTCTGCTGTAATGGTAATTGTATTTTTACCTTTAGTCATTTTGATATCTTTAGCCATTATGAGTCTCCTCTTGTATATTCATAAATTACTCTTGTTGTTATTCTAACTCCGCCATAAGGGTATATTGTGCCCTCATCAGTAGATGCCTCAATAATCTGAGTATCTATAGCATTGCCATTTCTTGTCACATCATTGTCTAATGTTTCTTCAATAACTTCAATTAATTGATTTCTAATTGTATCAATATTTGTAGTTGTACCCTTACCAAAAGCCACAATTAAAAAATCTATCGTGCCTCTATAAGTTCCTGAACCTGTATCACCTATGCTTTGAATTTCCCTTGTTTCATCACCAGATTGAACAAACATAGCAGGAAATTGAGCATCACTTAATTCTTCAACCTCAAAAGGCTCTCTAGTAATCTTCTTGAACTCAATAGGGCTTGTAACAGCGTCCAAGACTGTTACAATATTACTAGCTATATTTTCCCTTTTGCTCATATTCTCATTTCTTTAAAATAAAACTTTGCAAACTCTGCTCTTAATTTATCTTCTTCTTTATCG